GAGGATAGAGATCGATAAAGCTCAAGAAACTTTCACAGCAAGGTACACTCATGAGACAATCTCTCTAGGGTTTGCTATCACTGAGGAAGCGATTGAGGACAACTTATACGACAGACTTGCTCAAAGGTATACAAAAGCATTGGCAAGATCTATGGCTCAAACGAAACAAATCAAAGCAGTGTCTCCGTTAAACAACGGGTTCAATGGTAACTTTAAGTCAGGTGATGGAAGCAATTTATTTGCAACTAACCACGCGACTATTAATGGTACTTTCTCGAACAAGTTGCAAACGGATTCAGATTTAAACGAAACTTCATTAGAACAAGCAATGATCGACATTGCAGGTTTAACTGATGAAAGAGGTTTAAAAATTGCTGCTAGAGCAACTAAGATGATTATTCCATCTCAGTTACAATTCACAGCGGAGAGATTAATGAAATCTCAACAAAGAGTTGGAACTGCAGACAATGACATCAATGCATTAGTTAGCATGGGAATGGTTCCAGGTGGTTATTCAATCAACCACTTCTTAACTGATCCTGATGCTTTCTTCTTGATCACTGATGTTCCTAACGGAATGAAACATCTTGAAAGAGCTCCATTAACTACAAAAATGGAAGGTGATTTCGATACTGGAAACGTAAGATACAAAGCTAGAGAAAGATACGTATTTGGCGTATCTGACCCTAGAGGTATTTTCGGTACATCTGGTGCTTAATCAATAAATTTGAGGCGGGACACAATCCCGCCTCATTTCAGTCATAGAAAGGAAGAACCATGAAAACCTTCAGAATCAAAGTCAGAGCCTACGGATACTTAGCAGATTTCACTGTTAAGGCGTCTGAAGAGGGTAAACCTTTAGAAGATTCTATCATTGACAAACTAGGAAAAGGTGATATAAAATGGGACAAATCTGATTTTTATAGTCAGAGGAAAACATGGTTAACATACGAGGAGATTGTAAATGATTCAAGACCTTTACAAACAAAAAACGTCCTTGGAGTTGAGCTGGCAACAAGAGTATAATAAACATAGTAAATATACTCTTGATATGGTCAGAATTGATAGCAAGATAAGAGAAGTTATCAATGAAATTAAGCTAGAAGAAGCTAAGATTGCTGCTAGAGAAAATGCGATTGCTGATTCGGCTCCACAAGTTTCAGTAGCTACTTAATAAAAAGCTACATCGTTGAAAACGCACATTCACTACGCAATCCCTTGCACTCTACTTAAATCTACTATATAAAATAGTCACTATACAATTAATCAGAGCGTAGACGAGTATAGTCGACGGCCTAGAGACTACGTTCGACAAAACTAGGAGGATAATACTATGGCAAAAACTCTATTTAGAGGACCAGTTCTGCAGGGTAAGTTTAACGAGTCAGGCGTAACTGGATTTAATCTAGAAAACAAAACAGCTAACTACACAGTTACGAATGCGGATTCTGGTAAAACTTTCACATCATCTACTGATGGTGTAGTATTTACTTTACCGCCAATTTCTATTGGGAGAATATTTACATTTGTAAATACAGGTCCTGATGGAACAAATGCTTTAACTATCAGTCCAAATGCGTCTGATGGTATTTTGTATGCTGGATCTTTAACAGATAATAAAGATATCATTAATACAAAAGCTACATCAAAAGTTGGTGACTTCGTAGTATGTGCATCTTTAAACTCAACAGGTCATTGGACGATTGTTGATGTACAAGGTGTATTCGCGAAAGAAGCGTAATAAATAATTAGTGTGGGGCTTCGGCCCCATACAAATTGAAGGAGAATATTATGGCAGGTGGAGGATCATTTGTAAGTGATCAAAAGTTTACCAACAGAACAAGTGATGGAGCATTTAAAACTATTACTGGTGGCGGAACTGATTTAGGACCATGTAGAGTAACATATATTATGGCTCATGGTGCTAATAATGCTATTGTTAAATTACATGATGGAACTGGAACAGGTGGACCTGTAGAGTTTCAAGCTAAGTTTGGCACTGAAGGTTTAGATGTATTTGTTCCTGGTTCTGGTATACGATTTAAAACAGGAGTCTTTTTAGATTTAACTAATACAGATTCCGTAACAATAGGATACACTGGATAATGAAGAGTGATGTAAAAGCAGTTAGAAAGAGTTCAACAGGTTCTGTATTTGCAGGAAGAACTAGATTAAGAGGAATTATTTTAGCCTCATCTGGTTCTGCAGGTGCAGTTACTTTACAAGACGGAAATTCAGTAACACAGTTTCAAGTAGATGTTCCAGCAGGTGATGTATTTGCATACAATCTTGCAGAAGATGGAATTTTATTTGAAGGTGGCATGACTGTTTCTGCTCTTTCAAATGCTACGGTAACTGTTATTATAGATAAGTAGGAGGTCAAATGGCAAACACAACCTCTGGAACACATAAGTTTGAAAAAGATTTTTCTATTGATGAAATTATAGAAGAGTCATTTGAAAGAATGGGTATTCAGAATGTTACTGGATATCAATTAAAAACTTCTAGAAGATCTCTTAATATAATGTTTCAAGAATGGGAAAACCGTGGGATTCATTATTGGAAAGTTGCAAATAATAATATTACATTAGTTGCTGATCAAGCAGTATACACAATGTTTAGATCTACGGCAGATGGTACTTCAAGTGCAACAGCTGTTTATGGTGTTGACGATATATTAGAAGCTAGTTACAGAGATAACAATGTTGATACACCTTTAACTAAAATAGCAAGATCTGCATATCAAGCTTTATCTAACAAAACATCAACAGGACAACCTTCACAATATTTTGTACAAAGATTTATAGACAGAATTACAATAACCTTATATCAAACACCTGGAACATCACAGGCAGGAAAGTTTTTAAATTATTACTACGTAACTAGAATTGAAGATGCAGGAGCTTACACAAATGCAACAGACGTTCCATACAGATTTGTACCTTGTATGGTAGCTGGTTTAACTTTTTATTTATCACAAAAGTATGCTCCACAAAGATCACAAGAATTTAAATTATATTACGAAGATGAATTAAATAGAGCTTTACAAGAAGATGGATCTTCTTCTAGTTCTTACATAACACCTAAATCTTACTTTACGGAGGTTAATTAATGGCTGTTGGTAAACATGCAAAATTTATATCTGACCGATCGGGTTTAGAATTTCCATATAAAGAAATGAGAATAGAATGGAATGGAGCAAGAGTTCATATATCAGAGTATGAAAAGAAACATCCGCAACTAGAACCAAAAAGATTTACAGCTGAACCACAAGGTTTGCGTAATGCAAGACCTGACAGAATAGAACCTGCAGTTGCTAGATTACTTGGCTCTAATCCTTTTTCAATAACTAGTGGATCTACAACAATAACTGTTACAGAAATAAATCATGGACGATCTACAAATGATACGGTAAGATTTAGAAATGTAGAAGGTTCACCAGGAGGACTGGCTTCAACAGCTTATACAGCTGGATCTGGTTTTACAATTACAGTTACAACAACAGATAAGTATACGTTTACATTAGGGTCAACCCCTACTATAACAGAACAAGCAGGAGGCATGACAGTTACAGCAGGACCAGTAACTCTAGACGCATAATGGCATATACTTTAACAAATATAACAGACGATATTAGAAATTATACAGAAGTAGATAGCGGAGTATTAACAACTGCAGTCGTAAATAGATTTGTACAAAATGCTGAGAATAGAATTTATAGAGAAATAGATTCTGACGATAACAGACACTATGCTACATCTAATCTAGCTATTGGAAACAGGTATGTAACTATTCCTTCTGATCTTAGAAATATTAGATATGTACAACTAAAAGATACAAATGTAACACCAAACACACAAACGTTCTTAGAGAAAAAAGACACTAGTTATATGGCGGCTTTTTATGATACGCCAAGCACAGCTTCTGGAATACCAAAGTATTATGCAAACTGGGATGCAAATTTTTGGGTGGTTGCACCTACACCAAACGCTACATATGAGATTACATTAGCGTATATGAAACAACCTGTGAGTCTTACAGATGCTACTAAAAGTGGATCTGGGACTTACCTATCTAACAAATATCAAGACTTACTTTTATACGCTGCGTTGGTCGAAGCATATGCATACTTGAAAGGTCCAGTGGATATGTTACAATACTACGAAGCGGCATATAAGAGAGCGGCAGCATCGTACTCTATCGAACAAGAAGGTAGAAGACGCAGAGACGAATATCAAGATGGTGTTATTCGTAACAGTATTAAATCACCATCACCATAATAAGGAGATATAAAATATGGCAAATATAGTACCAAATTCGTTCAAGTCCGGCTTGTTAAAAGGAACATTTAATTTTGACACTTCTGGAAATGGAGGGAATGCTTTTAAGTGTGCTTTATACACTAGCATAAGTAACTACAGCGTAGCCTCAACTGTGTTCCTATCTGGAACAGGACAAGGTGAAGTTAACCCGAGTGGAACAGGTTACTCAGCGGGTGGAAATACGTTAACAAACGCAGGGATTGCAGGGACAACAACTGCATTCGTTGATTTTGATGATTTGACTTTTCCATCTGTAACGTTAACTGCTGCAGGAGCTGCTATTTATAAAACAACTGGTGGCGGAAACGAGCTTGTACTAGTTTTAGATTTTGGTGGCAATAAAACAGCGACTAACGGAGACTTTGTTATTCAGTTTCCTTCTGCTGATGCTACAAATGCTATTATTAGACTAGGCGACGCGTAATAGAGGATTATATAAATGGCTTTTGTACTTAACGATAGAGTCAAGCAGACGAGTACGTCTACTGGCACAGGAACAATAAACCTTTCAGCTACAGCTGAAACAGGTTTTGAAACTTTTGTTGCTGGTATTGGAACTACAAATAGTACGTTCTACTGTATATCTCACGATGGAACTGCTGAATTTGAAGTCGGTATTGGAACTGTAACAGATGCATCACCTGATACACTTTCTAGAGATACCGTTATCTCCTCTTCAAACTCAGATAACAA